CACCCGCGACTCGAACGCGGTAAGCGATCGGATCTGATCTTGCAACGCACTAGCCGCCCCGGCTCTTGGCTTTAGGTCGATGCCTATTTCTAGCTTCATCGCGTCTTGCAATGCCGCTAGCCGCTCTCGGATCTTCGAGTCAAAATCTTCGGTAAGCGCGCCGACCGATTCATTAAGGATAGCCTGCAAGCTCTTTTCTGTTTCCGTCAGAGCTCTTTCGCCAAACGAAGGCATATCCTGAAAGGCTTCGGCAAACGTAGTTCTGCCCATCGCCACAACCGCCGTAATAGCCCCGATATTCTCAACTAGCCACGAGGCTTGAACTGCCATTTCCTGGAATCGGAAAACAGAATCGTTAGCAATCCGGTTTACGCTTAACAGAATCGACGCCGAAACCGATTCCATAACGTCTTCAAACCGGAATATCGCGATCTCTGCCGCCGTGAACCCGGTTACAAAACCTTCGGCAATTCTCAATCCTGATTCCTGCGAAGAGTCGGCCATCTGCTTTCCGTGCTGCTCAAAATCATCCATCGCCGGAATCATTGAAGCTTGAATGTACTCGAAGGCCACCGCAAAGCCTCGATAGACAACATCCCGAACCGGGGCAAGCAAAGCCCCGAAGGACTCGTAAAGGTTCTTTGTTGCGACGTTCAAGGCTTCGCTAGCCTCTAGTGCCGACTTTGCCGAGTCAGCTTTATTTAGCAGCCCCTTGGTAGCCAATTCGCTGACCGCTGCTAGCCGTTCTTCCGCTGTGGCTAGTTCGTTGATATTCGGAATAAGCCCCTCGAACGCCCCGAAGTTACCCTTGGTCGCATCTTCGACCATCCGCATTGCTGAGGATAAATCCCGATCGAACACCCGCGATAGCCCAAGAGCCGCTTCGGCCATGTCTTCAATATCGCCAACACCAGCACCGCGCCGCAATGCTTGGGCCATTTGGTCTTGGATGCGTCCCGAATCTACGTTGGTCATTCGCTCTAGGCTATTGGCAACCTTGACCATCTCATCCGATGCCGCTTTGCCTGCCCCTGGGATAAGAGCGACGGTCTCGGCAAGTTTGATTGATGATCGGTTAAGATCGTCAAACGCCGCCACCGAAGACGACGCAAAGCCCACAATAGCTCGCCCCGCTTCGACGATGCCAATCACCGCTGCCGTCACGCCTGCCAATTGGGCTAGGCCACGGATCGAAAACTCGACTTGCTGAGCCGTTTGCGTCACTTCGCTGGAGAACTGACGCAACACCGCCGAAGCTTCGTTTTTTGCTCCAAGTGTGACTTCTACGTCAGCCATTTTTACGCCTCTGTTCTTCGATTCGGTTTACGTCGGCTTCGAGTGCATTTTGCACCGAAACAAACCAAGCGTCCTGATCGTAAATCCCGCCTGCCTCTGGCAAGACCCCTTTCGAGACCCAAGCCGCAAGGTTAGCCGCTGTACTGACTCGATGCCCAACGTAATCCTTCGGGCAATCGACGATTTCAAAATACCCTCGACCCTCGCAAGCATCGCACCCGGATTCGTCGCAACCTGGACAGGCTAGCATCAACGGGAGGTCTCTGCTTGGCTTGTTGGCGCATTGGTTTCGAGTGCAAGACTTGCATAGTTCGCCGCATCGGATAAATGCGGCTGTCCTTATTTTTTTTTATCACCTTCGCTAGCCGAGTTGCCGCGTAAACAGCAACTGACAAGCTTTACCGCGTCAGCAACTTCGATCTCTTCGTCCCAATCGCTTATAGGCTTGTCGAGACTCCAACCGGCCAAGCAAATCGAGACGGCTTCGCGAATTGCTGCCATCTGTTTCTTTGGTTCGGTCGATTCCCTGAAATCGCTGATAAGCCCCAAGACCTGTTCGGTCTTTCGGAACTTCAAGCGGTTCAAGGTGAACTCGATATCGCACCCGTCGATTTTGTCCGTGAATGTATTAGGCTGCATGGTTAAAAGCGATTGAGAATTCTTGATCCGAAGCGTCCACGTTCTTGTTGGCTTGCCATTCGAGCTGATCGACCATAATGCCGTTCCGCTCGCCCATTGGCTTGGCTACTAGCTGAGCCTTGGGGATTGTGAACACAAGCGTTGAGGTCGTTGGCCCCGCGATCGTAAACGATAGGCTAGCCTCCGTCCCGTCGCGGAATTGGCTGTATCGGTTCTGAGTGGCAATCAGCTTAGATTCCGGGTTGCCAGTAATCCTTGGATTGCGATCCGTAATAACAAAGCTATCGACGCCTGCCGCCGAGGTCGAGCATTCTCGAGCGGTAATGACGTTGCCTAGATCGATCGTTGCCGATTCAAGGCAGATGTTCGTCGACGCCCAAGACGTTGCACCGCCTGCAACGCGAAGCGGTAGCGTGTTGACGTAGTTGATCGAGCTTGGAATCGCAACGTCTGCTTCGTCGCTGTAGACGCCTTGGAAGTCAAATTCAACCCGCCCCATTCTGCCGGTAGGCAGGACAAATCGAGCATTACCGACCGCCCCGTAAATCTGCCTGCGAACCCCATCGAAGAAACCCGCGATCGTGAGGGTCTTTACGCTGCTCCCTGACGCGGGAACTTCGGTTTTCGGGTAATAGGTAGCCGTCGAGAGAACCACACCGCAAGCCGGGAGGAAAGTGCTAGCCCATGCTGGAACTGCCGATCCATCGTAGGCTAGATCGACCGAGAATGTAGCCCTGCCAATTCTAGCCCCTGGAATCGAGGTTAAGCGACCGAAACCGCCTTGCCCCTGCCTTTCCTCAAAAGGAAATTCCGGGTTAATCATTAGGTCGTAAGCATTGACCGTGCAATCCGCTGCCGCAATGGTTTCGGCTGTGCCTACGGTCGATTCGATCTTTGCGCCTAAAACGGTCTTTTTTCTAATTAGCATATTTGTCCCTTCCGAGTATGTCGTTTGCGTCCTGTTTGGCTTCTTTGAGCTTGCGAACCATTATCGATTTAGCTTGAGCCGCCCCGCGATCGAAAGCATCCTTGACGCCCTCGATCTTGGTTGCTTGCAAGTCTCTTAGTTTCTGGATTGGGAATCGAGCCCGCCCGAGTCGCTTGTAAATGTTTTTGCCAAGCTTAGGAATCTTAGGCCCGAAAGCCCCATCGAATACCATTGCCGGAGTGCCTCGAACGAATTCAATCTCGACCCCTTCGACGGTTTGCCGTGCCTTGAATGCCCGAAGCGGTACAGTAAACGTGTCGTCGATTTTCAGAATCGATTCCTTGGCTAGTAAGTTGTCAATTAGCTTTTCATCAACGCAAAAGGATCTGAGTTCCTCGACCCTTTCGACCGCCATTGCCGTAACGATTTCGCGCTGTGTTCTGTTTCTTGTTTCTCTTGTCGCTTCGTCGATGCGATTACTAAAAGCCTTTTCAAGACCGTCGGCGTAGTTCGTCACCCGCTCGGCTGCCCGCATCGCTTTTTCTTCGTGTGCTTGAATGTCGATTATCATTGCCTCATCGCCTCACCGTCGGATCGTCTTCATCGACTCGATAGGTCACAATCAACTGCATGTTCGCCCCGTCGATACCGCCGTCGGATGTAAAGTTGATCTTGGTCCCGAAGGTAGCAAACAAAGCGTTGCCGTCGAACGTGTGCCAGGAACTAGCCGGGGTGCAGATACACTTGCGAACATCCGACCCAAATTGATTTAGTAACGTGTCGATCGCGTCTTGGCTTCGCTCTGAGGGCATCAAAACTAGCCGGATATTAAACTGCTGCGCCAGTGCGACCGCCGGAGGATTTCCCGGACAAGATAGCTCAGGCACTTCATTTTGGACCCCCTGGGTTATGATGATTTGGCGATCTATCGGCGTGTAGTTTGCAAATCGAGTAGGTCGCTTTACCTCCTGAACATCGGTTGGGTACGTAGTCGAATCGCCCACCATGGCCGATAGCCTGGATTCCAATTCGACCGCGATTAACTCGATGATTGCTAGCGACACTCTAAAACCAACATCCCTTCATCATGCTCAACAAGCCGAACAATAGACCGCCGCTCAACCGGTTCGCCGACTCGGGGGGATAGCCCAATCTGATCCCCGCCGAGGTCCAATTCGTCGCTTGCAATACCTTCCGATCCATCATTCGAGACGTAGACCGTAAACCGTGGGGTTACTAGGTCTGACGCCTCTGGAAGTTGCAAAGAATCATCTCGCACAACTACCGCGTTGATCTTCCTTGACCGACCGTTTCTTTTGTAGTAAACGACCGATTCTGCGAAGTCTTGCGGGTTGGCGAAGACGTTCTTGGCATCCTCGATGATGGTATCGTGAAGGCTCACGGATTAAACCCGCTTGCCGTCGATCTCGATGTAATCCATCTCGAAAACGTCGGCGTTCGTGTTCGCCGCTTTTTGGAGCTGGACAATCGGCTGGAGGCCTGCCGTGTAACCCGACATATCGAAGGTCGTCGAGGCTGCGACTCGTTGTCCGTCAATGTAGAACTTTACGTCCTGCTTGCCGCCCGTGAAGTCGATCACGAATTCCTTGTAGGTCGTGCCAAGGGTAACGCCCGTCGAAACGTCGTTATTGTCTCGAACCGCGTCATCGGTCTCAACATAAACAAGCGTCGTGCTGTTGGCCCCTTCCATGCGGAACCAAGCGTTAGCCGCTACGTCGTCGGCGGTGTCGTTTCGAGCCGACCCGAGACCGAATACCAGGATGGATCCGCTCGTAAAGGTCGACGCCCCGATTCGAGCCCGCATAACAACCCGCTGAACGTCGTCGACGTCGAACGCCAAGGCATCGCCGTGACCGCCGCCGAGGATCTGAATCTGACTCGCACTCGTAAGGGTCAAGACCTTTCGATCATTGTTCCGCTGTGCTGTCGGAGGAGCCGCCCCAGTGATCGTATAGACCCAAGGAGAGGCGATGTTTGCCGAAGTCGGAAAGGATACCGCTGGTCCGATAAAGTCATCGAAGTACGGTTTGAAATCTTTCATGCCTGCCATGTTTTCATGTTCCTGTATTGTGAATTTTGTTTCCGTCCCAAAAAGCCCCCAAGCAATCGCCCAGGGGCTATAAATCATCCGATCGCTTAGCGGTTCGAGTAGAACCCTACGTGATCGATCATCGCACAACCCATCGATTGACGGATCTTGAAATCGTACTTGTCGCTGAGCATCGTCCATTCGTTTTCAAGCACTGGCGATTCTTCGCCTTGCAAGAAGACGATTTCGGCGGTGTCAACTACCGAATTCGACGCAATCAAATACCAGTTCGTCGCGTTGTTGTTGTCGAGCAACGCCGTAGCGACGACTTGCAACGGTCGAACGCCATTGACCCCGTAGAGGCTGGAAATCCCTTCGTTGCCGTTGGTCTGCGCGAACGAAAGGCTATTGGTGATCCGCAGAGCCGTTGATGCGTACCGCTGAGGTACGAGCAACACCGATGGGACCAAGTTCAGCACCGAGCCGTTCAATCCCTTCTGCTTGGCCATCAGTTCAAAGGCTTCGTCAAGCGTCGTTTCGCTTGGAGCCGCTGCCGTGGTGGCGGTAATGTTTCGACCGCTTGCGTGAGAAGCGGAGAACAAGACAACGCCATCGGGCATCATTGGGTTCGAGAGGAACGTGTCGTAAACAAGTTGCTCTTGAGTCCTTCGAGCCGCAACGCCCTGCATCGAAGGGATGCGCGACAATGCGTCAAGATTGTCATTGATGATCGTCTCCCACGTCACCGAGAAATTCGCACCGAACTTGTCGATGTTGTAGGTCTTGCGTCGGTCACTAAGTTTCTTTTCAGGGTACAACTTGCCCTCGGGAACGACTTCCAGATTCTGGAACTCGCTCAATTGGGTAGCGTGAATATCCTTGAAGTCCTCGACGCTCTGACGCTGCCGGACCCAAGAGGACCACGTATACGGAGCCTCTTCATAAGCCGCTCGAAG